AGAATTTTATAGGCTGGAGCATAGGGTCTAGAAGATATGACTCTACAACGCCACACAATGAGTCGGTAACTACATGGGGATTTTGCGCAACTATGCAGCCTCATACATAGGCAAGGGTATATATCGGAGTCCATAAAGTCTGCTAAGTTATTGATAGTGTTGGAATTAGTGCCGGGAAATATTCGGGCGCGTGGGTAGGATGCCCATGCCCCATCCCCCCCATATATGCACAATCTCCTACATTTTACAGAACTTTTCAATGTTAAGCAGAAATAACACCTTTGGTCGGGCTTCTAAAACAAATAAAAAAACAACTCTGAGGGTTGATCGGGTCTAAATAGATCTATAAAGGTTCCCTTTACTATTCACCCTTGGCGGGTTAACTCTAGTATAGAGTCGAAATTAACTTTTGTCAAGTCCTCTTGACAAATTCTCTACAGACCTTATAATAAACCTATGACAAATTTACCTACAACACGAGTTTTAACCGAAAAACAGCAAAGTTTCCTTGATAATCTTTTAGAAACTCAGGGAGATTTAAAGCTATCTGCGGAACTTGCAGGATACTCAGGCAATCACTACCAAGTAATACAAAGTCTTAAAAATGAAATAGTGGATTTAGCCTCGGACGTACTTGCAAGGGAAGCACCTTCTGCTGCTTTTAAGCTCATAGAGATGATGAAGAACTCAAAAGCAGTCCCACAAGCTAATATCAAGTTACAGGCCGCACAGACGATTCTGGATAGGGTAGGTATTGCTAAAAAAGAACGATTGGATGTTAATCATAATGTTACTAATAGTATTTTTATACTTCCAGAGAAGAGAACAATTGATCTGGACGTAGAAGAAGGCGAATATACTGAAGTTTCTGTCCATGAATAAACCTGATATTCCTTCAAATTACATAAAAAAGAAGAGTTCAACAATCCCTTTCGGCTATAAAACCTGTGAAATAGAAGGCTGGTTAGCTCCTATACAAGATGAATTAGCTGTTTTACATAAATATCTCCTTAGAATTATCAATAAGAAAGTATCTCTCAGGGATGCTTCGCTGTTAATTGAGCAGGAGAGTGGACGTAAAATTAGCCATGTTGCACTTAAAAAATATATAGATAAGCCTTTATGGGAAATATTTCCTGACCAGTTTAAGAAGAATGAAGATGGTTCTTTTATTTGTAATAGTAAAGAAATACCAATTAAAAAGAAGGGCAGACCTAAAGGATCTAGTTCATCTTATACCTATTCAGCAGAACATAGAAGAAAACTGGAGCTTAGAAAGAAGAAAGCCAAGATTAAAAAAGATAAAAAAGCTATAGAAAATAAAGCAAGGAAGATTAAACAAGAAGAAGAATTATTAACTAAGGTTACTTCAGATTCAAAAGAAGGAAAAATAGTTACAGATACAGATCTTCAGTTAACAACCCCTTCTGTTCAGGAAAGTCTTAAAGATGCTAAAGTTCTGTTCCACCCGAATGAAGGACCACAGACAGACTTCTTGGCTGCATCAGAAAAGGATGTACTTTACGGAGGTGCAGCAGGGGGAGGTAAGAGTTTTGCAATGCTGGTTGATCCTTTACGGTATTGTCATCGTAAGGCGCATCGTGCTTTGATTTTAAGAAGGTCTATGCCAGAACTAAGGGAGTTGATTGATAAATCCAGAGAACTTTATCCACAAGCCTTTCAAGGCTCTAAATTCAGGGAAGTTGAAAAGGTATGGAATTTTCCTAGTGGAGCCAAGATAGAATTCGGGTTCCTTGAAAGAGATGCAGATGTTTACCGTTACCAAGGCCAATCCTATTCTTGGATTGGGTTTGATGAAATAACTCATCTTCCTACAGAGTTTTCTTGGAATTATCTGGCTTCAAGGTTACGAACAACTGATTCTGAAATAAAGACTTATTTACGTTGTACTGCAAACCCCGGAGGTGTTGGTGCACATTGGGTAAAGAAAAGATATATAGATCCTATTGAAATAAATACCAGTTTTTTAGGTAAAGATGGATTAACCCGTAAATTTATTCCTGCTAAATTAGCTGATAATCCTTATCTGGCAAAAGATGGTGCATATGAAGTTATGTTGAAGTCTTTGCCTCCTACACAACGTAGGCAATTACTGGAAGGTAACTGGGATGTTGCAGAAGGAGCAGCTTTTACGGAATTTGATTATGATGTTCATGTTATTACTCCTTTTGAGATTCCAATAGGATGGGAAAGAGTTAAAGGAGTTGACTATGGATATGCTTCAGAAAGCTGCTGTTTATGGGGAACTTTAGATGTTAATGATGGAACTTTAATTATTTATCGAGAATTATATCAAAAAGGCTTGACAGGAGAGGAATTAGCCCGTATAATATCTATTAGGGAAGTTGAAGATCCGTTTTCTGTATCTGGTGTATTAGATACTTCAGCATGGGCAAAAACGGGTACAACTGGTCCGACAGTTGGCGAGTCTTTATTAAAGGCTGGTCATAAATTACGTAGGGCTGATAGGAACAGGATACAAGGTAAAATTCAGGTACATCAATGTCTTAAAATAAGAGATAGTGGTAGACCTAATTTACAAATTTTTAATACGTGTCCAAATTTGATACGGGAACTTCAAAGTATTCCCTTATCTAAAACAAATCCAGAAGATGTGGACACTCATGCTTCTGACCATGCTTATGATGCTTTACGTTATTTGATAATGAGTAGACCAAGAATGGTAAATCCATTCGATAGAATACGAGATTTAAAAAGAGCAATATATGAACCAGCAGATAGTGAGTTTGGATATTAATTAAGGAGAAGTAATGACTATGAATCAAAACGCTAGGCGCGTTATCAGGGTAACTCCTACCGTTACAGGAGTTCAATACGGGAACAATGATATATTGTTTGATACAACAGAAGTACCTCTTGCGGTTGGAAGAAAAGGAGAGTGTTCTAAACTGGTTTCTGCTATGATCTCATCTAAATCTAATTCACTTTTTGACATTGAATTATTTTTCTGTACCGTTAATCAATCAGTAGGAACTGTAAATGCTGCACGAGATGTATCTGATTCTGATTGGGCTACTGCAAAAGTTTTAGGAAGGCTAACGCTTGACAGTTCAGCAGATAACTATAATTATGGTAATGGTAGGGTTCATAATTTTGACAGACAAAGTGAAACTTATTCAACCACTGACCAATGGAAATCAAGGTTTCCTGTTTTACTACAAGCAGCGGCTGGTAGTACAAGTGTATATACTTTTGCTTTTGTTACTGGTACAGATGTAACTCCTGAGTTATCAGTTGGCGATTTAGAGTTAATACTTGGCGTAGAGTATTAATTAAATATTAATTTAATTTAGGAGATAAAAATGGCATTACCAGCATTAGGAGTAGCAGCAAGACTTATTTTATCATCAGGCGCAAGACAAGCTGCTAAGAAATATGGAAAAGCTGCTATTAAAAAAGCTCAAGAACAAATAAAAAAATTTAATGAGGTAGCAGATCAGAAAGCTAGACGAGCCACTATAGAGCTAGGAAAGACTCCATCTAAGGCAGCAGATCAAGCTGCTAGAGCAAGAGCCAAAACACAAAGAACTAGGGAAGGTCTACGGACTCGATTAGATAATAGAAAACGCTCTTCTGGCATAGAAAAAATGGTTGATAAAGATGGGAATTTAATTCCAGAAGCTGCCCTTAAATTTTCTAAAGGTGGTGTAGTTCGTCATAAAAATATTTCTGAATTGAAATAGTATGGAAGAACAAGATAACACATTTTTAAATGCAAATAACATTTATGAAGATGTAGAGGGTGAAGTTGGAAAAACTTTATCTTTAGAAGCTAACCAGAAAACAAATCTGGTTGGTATTATTACTTCAAGATTTGCAATAGCAGAAGATGGACGATCATCTGATGAAAAGAGATGGTTATCTTCTTATTCCAATTACAGAGGTCTTTATAAACGATCTATACGGTTTAGGGATTCTGAAAAATCCAGAATATTTGTAAAGATAACTAAAACTAAAGTATTGGCTGCTTTTGGTCAATTAGTGGATGTTATTTTTGGAACTGGTAAATTTCCTATTGGTATATCTGAAACAAAAATACCAGAAGGTGAAAGGGAAGATGCACATCTGGATACTCAAAATCCAAATCCTGATCTTGAAACTCCTGATAATATTGGAAACAGGCTAGAAGATGAAGTCGTTAATCCATATGATGTAGGTTATGAAGGTGATGGAAGATCTGTATTAACAGTAGGTTCAACATTAGGTCTTGGTGAAATTGAAGATACTTTAGAAGATCAAGCAGAAGAAGCAGGATTACTTAAAGAAGGTTTAAGTCCTAATCCACAGGTTTTAGAAATGTCTCCTGCACAAAAAGCAGCTAGACGAATGGAAAAACTGATACATGATCAGATAGAAGAATCTAAAGGTTCTTCTGAAATAAGAAATTCTCTTTTAGAAGCTGCTTTATTAGGTACTGGAATTATTAAAGGTCCGTTTAATTTTAATAAAAGATTAAATAAGTGGGATAAAAATGAAGAAGGTAATAGAGAATATTCATCTTTAGATGTACGAGTACCAAGAATAGAATTTGTTAGTTGTTGGGATTTTTATCCAGATCCTCAAGCTACGAATATAGATGAATGTGAATATATTATTCATAGGCATAAAATGAATCGTAGCCAGCTTAGACAACTTAAAAATATGCCTTATTTTAATAAAGATGTAATAAGGGATTGTCTTAAAGAAGGCCCGAATTATATTGAAAAAGGATTTGAAGGTCAGTTAAAAGATAATAGTTTACAATCCGAAGATGCTCATAGTTCTAATTTTGAAGTATTAGAATATTGGGGCATCATGGATGCTGAATATGCCAGAGAAGTTGGTATTGAATTACCAGAAGATATAGATGATCTAGATGAAGTACAGATAAATGCATGGATATGTGGCAATATGCTCTTACGGGCTGTTATCAATCCGTTTACTCCTTATCGTATACCTTATCATTCTTTCCCTTATGAAAAAAATCCTTACAACTTCTTTGGGATAGGAGTTGCTGAAAATATGGATGATTCCCAACAGATTATGAATGGTCATGCACGAATGGCTATTGATAATCTGGCTTTAGCTGGTTCGTTAGTTTTTGATATTGATGAATCTGCTTTAGTTGGTGGACAATCAATGGAAATATATCCGGGCAAAATATTCAGGAGACAAGCTGGACAACCCGGACAGTCTATTCATGGATTAAAGTTTCCGAATACTGCACCTGAAAACATGATGATGTTTGACAGGTTCAGGCAGCTTGCAGATGAACAAACAGGTATTCCTAGTTATAGTCATGGACAGACAGGAGTACAAAGTATGACACGAACTGCATCAGGTATGTCAATGTTACTTGGTGCAGCTAGTTTGAATATAAAAACAGTTGTCAAAAATCTTGATGACTTTTTATTACGACCTCTTGGAGAATCATATTTCCAATGGAATATGCAGTTTTTTGAAGGTGATTTAGATGTAATAGGTGATTTAGAAGTTAAAGCTACAGGCACAAATAGTTTAATGCAAAAAGAGGTAAGAAGCCAAAGATTAACAATGTTCTTACAAACAGTACAAAATCCTGCGGTTGCACCTTTTGTTAAGATGTCTAAACTAATTAGTGAACTTGCTTATAGTCTAGATCTTGATCCTGATGAAGTTTTAAATGATCCTGAAGAAGCTGCAATTATGGCACAAATTATAGGAATGCAAAATGCTGGACAAACAACTGGCGAAACGGCTGGCCCCCTTGGTCCACCACAAGGAGCTATGGCTGGCCCTCAAGGAACACCTACACAACCTCAAGAACTTGGAGTTACAGGCACTGGGGGTGGCAACATCGGAATCGGAAATGTTCCGGTTGCAGGGGAGGCTGAATTCTCTGGTACGCCTAGAGCAACTGGAGGGACAGGTGAAGGAAGCCCTGTCTAGAAAGGATGAAGTATAATGGATTAAAATATCAAGGACGCTTTTGGTGTAAGGAACGTAAAGATTACTTTAACTGGAAAGATTATATAAATTATTATAAGAATATAATAATATCAGATTCTATTTTAAAAGACTTTAAAAAAGAGAAAACTAATGAAAATGGATAAAGACAAAAAAGAACATACTGGAGTACTTGTAGCTGTGTCTCCCATAACTATAAAAGAAAGAGAAAAAAAGTATGGAGGAGGTTTATTAGATTCTGATAGACAACGATATCAGGAAGGTGATGAAGTTGATCTTACAGAAGGAAAAATTCAAGCAGCTTTAGCTGATCAAGAAGAGGCTGCTTTTCAATCAGAGCTTACAGAAGGAAAAATTGGAGGAGCCATAGATGATCAAGAAGAGGCTGCTTTTCAAAGAGAAATTATAAAAGGAAAAATTGAAGCAGCGGAAAAAGATAAATCAATTAAAGAAGATAAAAAACTTAATTTATTAGATAAGATTACTTCTTTATATGATAAAGTTTTTAAAGATAATATATCAAAAAAAGATCCATTTACTGGTCAAGATATGAAAGATTTAGAGACTGAATATTCCTTAGATAGAGGTAGTTTTCAAGAAGGAGGTTTATTATCTCCTGATGAAGTTCCTCTTCCTCAAGAAACTGCTCCACTTCCTGTAGAAACTTCTCCACTTCCTGAAGAGATTGATACTCTTCCTGATGAAACTATGCCACCTTCTGAAGAGCCTATGGTTCCAGATGAAGAGATGGAAGATAATTATTTGGATTTTGTAGTTTCACAGTCTCTTGATGAAGGAGAAGAAACATATTTAATGGATACATTAGAAGCTGATGAAAAACTTAGTGTAATATTTGATAAAGTTTTAGATACAGCTTCAGAATTTGCAGGATCTGGTCCCGTTGAGGGTCCGGGTTCTGAAGTCTCTGATTCGATACCAGCAAGGTTATCGGATGGAGAGTTTGTTATGACTGCGAAAGCTGCTGATGAAATTGGTCCTGATAATCTTCAGGGTATGATGTCAGATGCAGAACTTAGAGCAGATCAGAGGCAAGCAGCGCAAGAAGGAGGATTAATCCGAGAAGATCTTAAAGAAAAAACAGGTCAAACAGGTCCACCTGTTGATCAGGAAATTCGGAGAGGAATGTTAGGAGTTAATCCACGATTGCAAACAACGCGATAAAGCCACCCTAAACTAGTCCAAAGGACTACCATAGGCACTTTATCAATTTTAAAAACCCGAAAGGCTACCTTTACAAGACAAGCCCTGCTTAAATTGGCCTTTAAGCAGCCACCTTTGTTAAGAAAGCCCTGAGTAGGAGAATAGAAAATGACTGAAAACACTGAAAGAGAGGAAAAAGCAAACTTATATAATCAAAAAAAATCTTGGCACGATAACAAGGAAACTACCTTTATATCAGCAGATAATGCTTATTTTGAAGACCCTGCAACTAAAATTGAAGAGTCTGAAGAAGAAGAAACGTCAAAAAGAAAGCAAGCTAAAAAGGATCAACCTTATAAGCGACCTGACTATAAAAAGCGTTATGACGATTTAAAGTCACATTATGATAGAAAGTTAAATGAATTCAAGTCCAGAGAACAAGAGCTAATAGATGAAGCTACTCAAAGTAGACCAGACTATAAAGCTCCTAAAACTCCACAAGAACTTGCAGTATTTAAGAAACAATATCCTGATGTCTTTGAAGTAGTAGAAACTGTTGCTCATATGCAAAGTGAGGAAAAGGCAAAAGTTCTAGAAGAACGTCTTTCAACCCTACAAGAGCGAGAAACAAAACTAGTACGAAAAGATGCTGAAAAAAGGTTAAGAGATAATCATCCTGATTTTGATGATATCAGAAATAGTGATGATTTTCATTCTTGGGCAAAAGCACAGCCAGAATCTCTCCAGAAATGGATATATAATAATACTGGTGATGCTGATCTTGCTAGTCGAGCTTTAGATTTATTTAAGAAAGATATAGGTATGAGTTCTTCTCCAACGAAAAGAAAGTCAAATTCTAAACAGTCCAGAAAATCTGCTGCCGATATGGTATCAACAAAAACAACAACCGTTGAACCAAGGCAGGATAAGATCTGGACGGAAAGGGAAATTACTGCAATGTCTTTAGACCAGTTTGATCAGCATGAAGATGCAATTAATCAAGCTATAAGTGAGGGCAGAGTAGTAAAATAATTTTAACTTGATTCGGAGGATTTAAAAATGGCATATAATCAATCTGATCAGTATTTTGAGCCTAGCACAGATACTGATGCCAACTTTGCTAACTCCGTAAGCACACAAGCTAATTCGTTTTTCCTTCCGGCAGTCTACTCTAAAAAGGTTCTTAACTTCTTTAGAAAGGCTTCGGTAGCTCAAGCGATTACTAACACCGACTATGCTGGTGAGATTTCTGCTTTCGGAGATTCAGTAAAAATTGTTAAAGAGCCAACCATTACCGTATACCAGTACGAGCGTGGCGCAGACGTAACTCAAACAAAGCTAACAGACGCAGAGATAACTCTGATTGTCGATACAGCTAACGCCTTTAAGTTCAAAGTGGATGATATTGAATCTTCAATGTCCCATGTGAACTGGCGTGAAGCTGCATCTTCTTCAGCGGCCTATGCGCTTAAAGATGCTTTTGATGAGGGCGTTATCGCTGTTCTATTTGCAGGAGTAGCCTCGTCTAGTCCAAACCATATTTTAGGTTCGGATAGTGCGACTGATCTTGCTGCTGGTACATTTGATGGCACAGGTAATCTTGATATCGGTTTCGGTTCGTCAGAACATGATCCTATAGATGTTCTTGGACATATGGCCCGTCTTTTAGACGACCAGAGTGTTCCAGAAGAAGGACGCTGGTTTTTAGCAGCACCTGAATTCTATGAGGTTCTTGCTGGCACAGCATCGAAACTGCTATCTGTAGATTACAATGCTGGTCAAGGTTCTATCAGGAATGGTTTAGTGTCTTCTGGTAAGATTCGTGGATTTAATATGTACAAGTCAAATAACATTGCAAGCACATCTAATGCTGCTGGCAAATGTATTGCTGGTCATATTTCGTCTACGGCAACGGCCCAGACGATTACTAGTACTGAAGTTCTGCGTGATCCCGATTCGTTTGGTGACATTGTACGAGGACTCCATGTTTATGGGGCCAAAGTACTTCGTGACAACGCATTGGTTTCAGCGTTCTACGGTATCGACTAACCTAAGTGGATTAGGGAGTCTGCAAAGGCTCCCTTTTCCTTTTTTATTATTTTGGAGAAAAAATTATGGGAATTGTAAATATTAGAGATACTGGACGCAACTCAGCAAGAACATCAGATGTTCGTGAGCTTGCTACAAAAGTTCAGAAACCTTCAGATACAGAAGCAATTACAGCCGCTAATACAATTACGGCTGCTGAATCTGGTACTCGTTTTGTTATGAATACAGCAACTGCTAGGATACAAACGCTACCAAGTCCAGCGGCAGGACTTGAGTATTGGTTCTATGTAGGTGCTACTGAACCTACTGGTAGTCATACTATTGTAACTGCTTCTAGCGCAAATATTATCGTAGGTAATGTTTCGTCACCAGAAGATGCGGCAGGGGCTGTTGCTACAGTTACAGATGCTGATACTATTTCATTAGTAGCTAGTAAAGCTGTTCATGGCGATTATGTTCATGTATGGTCTGACGGTACTAACTGGTACTTAGACGGACAATGCAAAGTTCAGGACGGAATTACAACGACTCAGGCCAGTTAAAATGCCTCAGTTGGGTAGTGATAAACATCCTATCATTATGAATGGCTCTGGGAAAAAGAGTACCAGAGTCTTGGGGCTATTAGGTAGGGTTTACGCTGGAAAAAGTAAAGAGAACTTTGATAAAAATTATGACCGTATATTCGGTAAGAAGATAGGAGATAAGAATGGCTAAGTTAAGCATAAGAGGGAAAACAGGTCATTATGGAATTAATTATAATGCTGATTTTGGATCTATAGATGTATCTCGTCAAGGTAAACAAACAAGAACTACAGTTACTAAACCTATGAGCAAAGGAGTTACTTTAAGTGCTTCTGGAGGAAGAAAGCAAGCTACAACGATTGGTGTTTCTAAAACTAAGAATAATCTAACTTTTGGTGCTAGTGCTACTCCAAAGCAAAAGAGTTATGGTATTTCGTTTAGTAAGGGATTTAAATAAATAAAGGAGAAAAAAATGCCTGAATTAAAATATGGTAAGGTTGTTCAATATAATGACATTACAGATATGGAAGGCTATTACGAAAATTCTGAGAACAATCAGAATCGTGATGCTGATGAAAAGCAGGATATTAAGACTGATAATAAAGATTCAGACTAATGGCAACGACATATCTTACATTAACTAATGAAGTCTTACGAGAACTCAATGAAGTTCAATTGACTTCATCTACTTTTTCTGGTGCAATTGGAATTCAAGCTTTTGTACAGGAAGCTATTAACAGATCCTTAAATGATATTGCGAATGAAGAACCGCAATTGCCTTTCTTTGCCTCTGCTGCTAGTGGAGGTACAGATCCATTTTATGGAAATGTTACAGTAGCTTCAGTAGCAGGAACCAGATGGTATCTTTTAAAAACAGGTAGCTCTGGTATTACTACGGATTATTCTTCTATAGATTGGGATGATTTCTATATTACTACTATTAGTGTAAGTGGTGAGTCGGCTCCTTATGTTTCTAAAGGTTTAAAATTTATAACTCTTACGGACTGGCGTAGGTATTTAAGGGATTCAGAAAATGCAGATGACGCAGACACACAAGTATATGGGGAGCCTCGCTATGTCATTCGTAGCCCCGATCATCGTAAATTCGGACTTAGCCCAATACCTGATAAGGTATATAATATCCACTTTTATGCTTATACCATTCCTACAGCCCTTTCTGCACATGGCGATGCTATTGTTTTGCCTGACCAGTATGCTCCAATTATTACAGCTAAAACGAGATATTATGTTCATCAGTTCAAAGATAACTTACAACAAGCAGCTTTTGCATTGGATGACTATAAAAAAGGTATGAAGCATATGAAGTCTAATTTAATTAATCCTCAACCTACAGTAATGACAGATGACAGGACTTACTTCTAATGGGAGCTAGTCAACCTTTTGCTGTCCCGTTGGGTGGAGGGCTAAATAAATCTACTAATTCTATTGAACTTCTTAAAACTCCGGGGATGGCTACAAAGCTTAAAAACTTTGAGCCAGCTATTGAAGGTGGCTATCGGCGTATTAACGGATATACACAATTCGGAGATGGTACAAGACCTAATAGTTCAAATGATATTATAGGACTTCATGTTTATGCTGATGGTGTTGTAGCTTGTGCTGGAACTAATATTTATTTTAGCCTAGATGGAGATAGTTGGTTACAGATTAATAAAGCCAGTGTAGCTGGTGGTGGAGATGATTATAGCACCTTTACAGGTCGTAGTGCTTCCGCAAGAACATCACAAAGTACAGCACATTTTGCAACCTATAAAGGTAATACTATTTATGGTGAGCTTGTAATCACAGATGAAAGTTCTGGTACAAAACCATACTTATTCAAAATGACAGGTACTGGAGCATTAAGTGGCAGGACTTATTTTGGAGAACTAATAACTGTAAGTGGAACTCATTATCCTAAATTCTGTATTATACATGATCATCATTTAGTAGTTGCTGGTGCAGCTACTGCTTTGAATACTATATATTATAGTGGTACAGATGATATTAATGATTTTACAGTTGACAGTGCTGGTTCAATTGTACTGGATGATCAAGTAGTCGGTTTAAAGACTTTCCGTGGAGAATTATTTATATTTTGTAGAAACTCAATTTATAAGTTACAAAATATAAATGATGAAGATAGTATTGCAGTAACTCCAGTAACTAAAAATGTTGGTTGTGTGGACGGGAATACTATTCAAGAGATGGCAGGAGATCTAATCTTCTTAGCTCCTGATGGATTTAGAACAATTGCCGGTACTGCACGAATTGGAGATATTGAATTAGGAACGATTAGTAAAACTATTCAGCCTATTGTAAACGATATAGTTGCAGCTTCTAATACATATGATTTCAGTAGTGTAGTAATACGATCTAAATCACAGTATAGAATGTACTATAGTACTTCATCAGGACTAGTAAGTAATTCATATGGTATTATAGGAACACTCAGACAAAATGGATTTGAATGGTCTGAAACAGTAGGTATTATTGCTCCTGCTGTTACATCAGGATTTAATTATGCAGGAATTGAAAAGTTTTATCATGGTGATAGGAGTGGATATGTTTATAACCATGATACAGGAGATTCATACAATCCAGAAGGAACTGAAACTAATATTGTAGCTGAATATCAATCTCCAGATTTTGATTATGGAGACTTGGGAACTTTAAAAACCTTGGATCATATTAAAATATCAATTACACCAGAAGGAACAGTCGAACCTTTTTTAAGAGTTAGATTTGACTATGGATCAATTGAGCTAACACAACCAGCAGATGTTACATTAGATACAATACCAGCCCCTGCTTTTTTAGGAACAGCAATATTTAATAAACATAAATTCGGGTCAGGAGAACAGCCACTTGTTAGACTAAGTTTAGTAGGAAGTGGATATAGTAACTTTTTTAAAATATATAGTGATGATACTAAACCACCTTATATTATTAATGGACTTTATATTAATTATAGACCTTCAGGAAGATTATAATGGGAACAACTTATACGAGACAAAGCACTTTTATAGATGGTGATGTAATAACAGCGGCATTATTTAATGATGAATATAACCAACTTGTTACTGCTTTTTCATACGCATCAACCAGCACAACAGGACATCAACACGATGGTACAGCAGCAGAAGGAGGAAATATCCATACAATTGGAGATCAAGATTTCCTTAATAAGATTGTTGCTGATAGTACTAATAATCGTTGGGGAATCTTTGTCCAAGTATCTTCATCTGCTGTTGAACAAATAAGAATATCTGATGGTGTTATTTCACCAGTTAAAGATAATGATATAGACTTAGGAACAAGTTCACTTGAATTTAAAGATGCCTACTTTGATGGTACAGTTACAACGGATGCACTAACAGTTTCAAGTACTACTAATCTTGATGGTGCTATTCAAGTAGACAATACTATAACTGTAGGCGTAGATGATACAGGATATGATGTCAAGTTTTTTGGAGATACAGCAAGTGCCTATATGTTATGGGATACATCTACTGATGATTTAGTCCTAGCAGGAGCCGCTGGAATTGATCTTGCAGGAGATATAGATGTTGATGGAACTGCCAACTTAGACAATACAGACATAGACGGAACACTTGCAGTAGATGGTACAACTATTTCACTGGATGCCACTACTTCATTTAATATAGATAATTCTAATACATCTAATGGTATCACTATAGCGACTGCAACTTCAGGTGTGCCAGTATCAATAGGTCATACAACATCCGAAACAACTGTTAATGATAATCTTACAGTTACAGGAAACGCTTCAATAGGCGGTAACTTCGATGTTACAGGAACTCTTGATTTTAGTGATTCAGCAATTACAAATGCTGGAGATATACAATTAGATTCTATTACAGGTGATGGAGATACAGATACTGCTATAACCTTTAGTGGTTCTAATGTTATTACAGTTAAAGCAGCAAACGCAGATCAAGTTACGTTTACGGATGGAGCGATTGTTCCTTCAACAGATAATGATATAGATTTAGGTACAAGCTCAACAGAATTTAAAGACGCATATTTCGATGGTACAGTAACTTCAGATGCCTTTGCAGGACCATTAACAGGAGATGTTACAGGAAATGTTAGCGGAACTGCTGCAACTGTTACGACAGCGGCACAAACAAATATTACAAGCCTTGGAACTCTTACAGCTTTAACAGTTGATGATGTCGCTATAAACGGCAAAGTCATAACAATGACAGGCTCTAGTAGTGATACGGCTGTACTGACAGCAGGAACAAATGGAACATTAAGTATTGTTACTACTGATGATGCAGCCGCCGCAGCTAATATTCAAATTACAGCAGACGGTACAGTAGATATTGATTCAGCAGGAGTCTTAACTCTAGATTCTGGAGCAGCTATTAATATTGAACCAGCTTCAGGATCAGCAATTTTACTGGATGGTACAATTAGTGTAGACGCAGGAGTCGTTACAGGTGCAACATCAATTACATCTACTGCTTTTGTAGGTACATTATCGACAGCAGCACAGGCTAATGTTACTAGCTTAGGAACTCTAACAACACTTACAGTAGACAGTATTATTATTAATGGAACAAATATTGGGCACACATCCGATACAGATTCTATAGCCATTGCATCTGATGGCGTTGTTACATTTAGTCAGATACCTGTTTTACCAGCAAATACGATTGACTCAGACCATTATGTAGACGGATCAATAGATACGGCACATCTGGCAGATAATCA